TACATGGATTAACTAAGTTTTCTATGGAAGAAGTGCCTTCTAATATGTTTTTTTTAGAATATATAGCTAGACCTGAAACAGCTGAGATATTTTTTGAAGATGTACTGATGGCTTGTGTATTTTATGGTATGCCAATACTAGCTGAAAATAATAAACCTAGATTATTGTACTATTTTAAACGTAGAGGTTATAGAGGTTTTTCAATTAATCGTCCTGATAAAATTTGGAATAAACTTTCTATAACTGAAAAAGAAATAGGTGGAATACCTAACTCAAGCGAAGATATTAAACAAGCACATGCTGCAGCTATAGAGTACTATATTGAAAATTTTATTGGAAAACTTAGTGATGGTTATGGTAATATGTATTTTCAAAAAACCCTAGAAGACTGGGCTAAATTTAATATAAACAATAGAACTAAGTATGATGCTTCTATAAGTTCTGGTTTATCTATAATGGCTTGCAATAAAAACAAGTATAGACCAATTGCTACAAAAAATATTGAAAAAGTTAGTTTAGGAATACGTAGATACAACAATGAAGGATCTACTTCACAAATAATATAATGCATGAAAAATAAGATAACAAACACTTATAGCACTTTTCCAGACCAAGTTGTATCTGACGAGGTTAAGCAGAGCAGAGAGTATGGTAAACAAGTAGGTCAAGCGATCGAAGGCGATTGGTTTAGTGGTACAAGATCAGGTGTTGAAAATCGATTTAACACGCAATATAATAACTTTAGAATGCGAAGATTATATTCTAGAGCCGAACAACCAGTTCAAAAATACAAAGATGAGTTAGCTATAAATGGTGATTTAAGTTATTTAAACTTAGACTGGAAGCCAGTTCCTATAATACCTAAGTTTGTAGACATTGTGGTTAATGGCATGGATAGCAAGCTTTATGACATAAGAGCATTTGCTCAAGATCCTGAGTCTAGAAGAAAAAGATCTAAATATGCAGAAGACATATTAAGAGATATGCAAGCTAAAGAGTTTTTGAATGCGCTACAAGGAGCTGTTGGTCTTAATCTTTTTAATTCTGATAATCCCTCTGAATTACCTGAGTCTCAAGAAGAGCTTGAACTTCATATGCAGTTGAGTTATAAGCAGGCTACTGAAATAGCAGCTGAAGAAGCTATAAATAATACTTTAGAATATAATAAGTATGACTTAACAAAAAGAAGAGTTTTAGAAGATTTAGTTGTGCTAGGTATGGCTGCTACTAAAACAAGTTGGAATAAAGCTGAAGGCGTTACTGTTGATTATGTTGATCCTACTAGAATGGTTTATTCCTATAGTGAAGACCCTAATTATGAAGACTTATGGTATGTTGGCGAGGTAAAAGCTTTGTCTTTAGCAGAAATTAAAAAACAATTTCCTGATTTAAATAACGAAGAATTAGAAAAACTAGAACAATATCAAGGTAATAGTAGTTTTTTATACAACTGGAACGGTAGAAGAGATGGTAATGCAATATACGTTTTATACTTTGAATACAAAACTTATAGTGAGCAGGTGTTTAAAATAAAAAGAACTGCAACTGGTTTAGAAAAATCTTTAGAAAAACCTGATACTTTTAATCCAGAGCCTAATGATAACTTTGATAGAGTTTCTAGATCAATAGAAACATTATACAGTGGTGCTAAGGTTTTAGGCTATGACATGATGCTAGAGTGGAAAATGTCAGAGAATATGACAAGACCTAAATCTAACTTAGTTAAAGTTAATATGAATTATTCTATATGCGCACCAAGACTATACCAAGGTAGAGTAGAGTCTTTAGTTAGTAGAATGATGGGTTTTGCGGATATGATACAGTTAACTCACTTAAAAATACAACAAGTTATTGCTAAGATAATACCTGATGGCGTTTATTTAGACGTAGATGGTTTAGCTGAGGTTGATTTAGGTAGTGGAACTACATATAATGCTAAAGAAGCTTTAAACATGTATTTTCAAACTGGTAGTATACTAGGTAGATCTCTGACTCAAGAAGGAGATCCCAATAGTGGTAGAATACCCATACAAGAGCTTAGTACCAATTCTGGACAAAGTAAAATACAATCATTAATAAGTACGTATCAATACTACTTACAAATGATAAGAGATGTAACCGGTTTAAATGAAGCTAGAGATGGTAGTCAACCTGATAAAAATTCTTTAGTTGGATTACAAAAACTAGCGGCTAATGCGTCTAATACAGCGACTAAGCATATATTAAATGGATTTTTATATATAACATTAAGAACTTGCGAAAACGTAGTATTAAGAACTGCTGACTCTGTAGAGTTTGAATTAACTGAAGAAGCTTTAAAAAATAGTATATCTACTTGGAATGTTGGCCAATTAAAAGATACATCTAGCATACATTTAGCTGATTATGGAATATATTTTAATTTAGTTCCTGATGAAGAAGAAAAAGCTCAATTAGAAAATAATATACAAGCAGCTCTTCAAAGTGGTAGTATAAACTTAGAAGACGCTATAGATATAAGGCAAATAAAGAACTTGAAGTTAGCTAATCAAATGATTAAGCTAAAACGTAAAAAAGCTGCAGAAGCTGCGCAGGCTGCTAGTGAAGCTAATATAGCTGCGCAAGGTCAGGCAAATGCTCAAGCAAGTGAAGCCGCTGCAATGGCAGAAGTCCAAAAACAACAAGCAGTCATGGATACAAAACTTAAGTTTGAAAAAGGAAAGTCTGGATATGAAGTTGAAAGAATGAGAGTCGAAGCTCAAATAAAAAGAGAATTGATGGAACTTGAGTTTAACTACAATATGCAATTAGGTCAGCAGAAAATAAATAGAGAAGCTGAAAGAGAACAAGACATAGAACAAAGAAAAGATGAACGAGCTAAAATCATAGGTACTCAACAGAGCGCTATGATTGATCAAAAGAAAAATGATTTATTACCTATTAATTTTGAAAACAAAGATGGAATAAACATTTAATTATTAATTATTATATTATATTATATTATGGCAACACAATCAGAAAAAGAGACAAAAGAACCTCTTAAAGTAAAAAAGCGTGCAAAAAACTTAGGAACAAAAACAGCTCCCAAAGTTACAAAAATAGATTTAAACGCTGAAAAAAGACAAGTAGAAGCTGAAAAAGCACCTACTAAAGTTACTATACCTTCAGAGAAAAAAGAAGAAATAAAAAAAGAAGTTAAAGAAACTGCTCCAATAATAGAAGAAATTATTGAAAAAACTGTAGAAGAAAAAGTAGAAGATAAAAAAGAAGAAGTTACAGTAATAAATGAAGTGGTAGAAGAAACTAAAAAAATAGAACAAGAGCTTAAAGAAGCTGTAAGAGACGAAAAAATTACAGGTAAAGAAATGCCTGCTAATATAGAAAAATTAGTTAACTTTATGGAAGATACTGGTGGTACAGTAGAAGATTATGTTACACTAAACAAAGACTACGACAAGTATGATGATAAATTGCTTGTTAAAGAATATTATAAAAAGACTAGACCACACTTAAATGATGAAGAAATAGGTTTTGTTATGCAAGATAACTTTACTTATGACGAAGAGGTGGACGAAGAAAGATTTGTACGAAAACAAAAGTTAGCGTACAAAGAAGAAGTTGCGAAAGCCAAGAACTTTTTGGAGCAAATGAAAGGTAAATACTATGATGAAATCAAGTTGAGGCCATCTGTTACTAATGAGCAGAAAAAAGCTATGGACTTTTTCCAACGATACAATAAAGAGCAATCTACTATTGCACAAAAGCGAGATGAGTTTGTTAATAATACTAAAAGTTTTTTCCAAGATAAATTTGAAGGTTTCAATTTTGATGTTGGTGATAAAAAATTTAAGTATAAAATTTCAAACCCTTCTGATGTTGCTGTTGATCAAACTGATGTAAGTAAACTTCTTGGTAAATTTACTTCAAAAGATGGATCTATTAGTGATCTAGACGGTTATCATAAAGCAATGTATGCTGCACGTAACGCAGATAGACTAGCACAACATTTTTATGAGCAAGGTAAAGCCGATGCTACTAAAGACATTGTTGCAAAATCTAAAAATATAAGTTCTGAACCAAGACCTATGGATACAGGGGAAACTCTACCTAATGGTTGGAAAGTTAGATCTATATCTGGAGTAGATAGCACTAAATTGAAAATCAAAAAAAGAACATAAAAAATAAAAAACAATGAGTTTAATTGCTGGTGGGAGCTTTCCCGCATCGATTGTACCTATGCCAAATCAAGTAGCTGTTCAAGGAAATTATATTAATTTTCAAGACATAGCTGGTGGATTTAATCAATGGGCACAACAATACTTACCTGAGCTTTATGAGCAGGAAGTAGAGAGATATGGTAACAGAACGTTATCAGGTTTCTTAAGAATGGTTGGCGCTGAAATGCCAATGACATCAGACCAAGTTGTTTGGACTGAACAAAATAGATTACATGTTGCATATGACAATTGTAGTTGTGCTCCTTCTGGAGCTGCTAACAGTTCTACTGTTACAATTACAATTACTCCAGGTGCTGGTAATCCAGCTACCTCTGCTATTAGAGATGGTAATACTATATTAATAACTGACAACGCTACAGGTCTTGTATCTGCAAAAGCTTTAGTTACTAACAGGCTTTCTGCTGGTACTGACGGTTATACAATAGATGTTATTCTTTATGAAACAGATTCTGGAGCTTTTCCAGCTGCTTTAAATGCTACTTCAACAAGTATATTCGTGTACGGATCTGAATTTCCAAAAGGTGGTAATGGAATGGCTGGCGCTATTGAGCCAGGTGTTACTACATTTACTAACTCTCCAATTATCCTTAAAGATAACTATGAGTTAAGTGGATCTGACGCTGCCCAAATTGGATGGATCGAAGTTGCTACTGAAGATGGTACTTCTGGATACTTATGGTATTTAAAAGCTGAGTCTGAAACTAGACTAAGATTTGAAGATTATATGGAAATGTCAATGGTTGAAGGTGTACTTCAGGCACAGCCTAATTTAGGTGCTGCTCCTGCTGCTACTCAGTTTGGTGCAAATTTTGGACCTGCTGGAGCTAATGGATTACAGATCAAAGGTACACAAGGTTTATTCCAAGCTATTGAAACAAGAGGTAATGTATTTTCTGGTTTTGCTGGTGCTGCTGCTCCTGGTTCAGGTGCTTTAGCTGATTTTGATGAAATACTCAAAAACTTAGACAAGCAAGGTGCTATTGAAGAAAATATGTTATTTTTATCAAGACAAACTGCTCTTGATTTTGATGATATGCTTGCTGCTACTAATGGTGGATACGCATCTACTCAGTCTGCTTCTTATGGTTTATTCGATAACGAAGCTGAGATGGCACTTAATTTTGGATTTTCAGGATTTAGAAGAGGTTCTTATGACTTCTATAAAACCGATTGGAAATACTTAAATGATGCTACTACTAGAGGTTTATCTAAAGAGATAGACGGTGTTATGATACCAGCTGGTACATCTACAGTATATGATCAAATGTTAGGATCAAACATCAGACGACCTTTCTTACATGTAAGATATAGAGCTTCTGAGACTGAAGATAGACGATTCAAAGCATGGATCACTGGATCTGTTGGTGGTGCTTACACTACTGATTTAGATACAATGAGAGTAAACTTTTTATCTGAAAGATGTTTAGTAACTCAAGCTGCTA